CATTTGCTTTGGCCTCTTTATCGGCCTTTTCTTTTGCTTTTTGTTTGGCATCTTCCAAGGCTTTTTGCTTGGCTACATAGGCTGAATAGATTGCTTCTGTTTTTGTAGTTGCATCTCCTCGTTTTTTTATTTGCTCAGTTGTTGCGGCGATTTCACCGTTGTAATTAGCAATTTCAATATTTAGTTGCTTTACATCTTTTACGGCTTGTGGATTACTTTGAACTTCACCAAAAAAACCCGTAGTGCCTTCCTTAACCTTTTGTTGTGCCTTTTTCAATTCATCTTGTGCGGCCTTTAATTTTGCTTGCCTTGATTTTAAAAACTTATCCAATTCCTCATCAGTATAATTTAAAACCATGTCATTGAAGTACTTGTAGGACTCTAATTCAACGCTTGCGTATAGTTCCGAAGATGTTTTGCCTCCTGCAAATATCCTGTTAATATCATCCATAAATTGGGATGTTGTATTAAGTGCCTCGGTCAGAATTGGACCTAAAAGCGTTCCTATTTTATTTAAAAAGGTATCCCATGCATCCCCTAGATTGTTTACCTTTCCTCCAAGTGTATCTGATACTGCGGCTGCAGCCCCTGCCACACCGTTGTAATCGCCAAGGCCAACCAAATACTCACGAATAGCGGCATTATTGTTTTGAACTTGGGTTTCTACTTCCTTAAAAGTGAATATTACCTGATCACCTGCTTTTTGCGCCCTTACTCCAAATTGTTTAAGTCGTTCAAACTCCCCAACCTGGGCATCAATGATCGCCTCCGCTAGTTGGTCAAATGACTTGCCGGTTGATGATGCCAAATCGCCCAACTTACGCATCTGGTCAATTGTTGGAGTGAATCCCTGATTAGCCAGTTTGACAAAAGATTCAGTTAATTCACTTACGGCAAATGGTGTAGTCTTTGCAAACTCCTTAATATTTTCAAGGGCCACAGATGCAGCCGCACCACTTCCTAATGTGTTTTTTAATACGGCTGATAGCTTTTGAAATTCAGCAGTTACATTGAATACTTGCTTACCAAATGCCATTACAGATGCAACAGAAAACGCTCCTGCCATAAGTGGGCCTAGCTTACTTGCCATGCCCCCGACATTATTCAATCCACCTGCAACTTTGTCCGTTGAATTCTTACCTTCTTTTCCAGTTTTTTGGAGTTCGTCATTAAGTTTTTGGGCATTTGTGATTGCATCCTTTTCTGCCTGAGTTAATTTATCGAAACCATCTTTGGCTTTCTTGACATCACCCTCCTTGATGATGTATTCGACAACAATCTGATTGGTACTTAAGGTACTCATTTTTTCGCATTGGATTTGTCAGCTTTCAGTGATGCTACCCAATGCGAGTACATCAGATAGTAAGTATAGAGGGGTTGTTCGACCAATTGAGAAAGGTCTGTTCCCATTCCTTTTGCAAAGCTAAGATTTTCACCGAATCTTCGTTTGAAGTCTCGGAGGCAAGTAATGTAATATGATGCTCTAACATCTTTAAATTCATCAGAGTTTCCCCCGTTAAATAGGTGTTCAAACTCCTCTGTAATTCGTCTCCAGTAGTCAGATATTGATTTTCCGGAAGACTCAAAAAAAAAGTGGGAACATCGGCATATTTAGCCCAATGTTCAATCTTGGTCTTGTTATAATCGTGCTGATAACTGAACGGATTTTCGATCTCGTCAAAGTATTTGACCGTTGCCAGTTTGATTTGAATCTGGACAGAGATAGCCAGTTCTTTGCGTTCCTTCAGTCTGGCGTTCAATATGCCGATCTCAATCAGTTTCTTGTTGGTCTTGATTTTCTCAGATTCCAGAACGGCATCAACGGCCTTGCAATGGCTATCCAGGTACACCGGATTAACTGCCGCATCCAACTCCCGGTAAATGTCAATGGCTGCGTGCATCCTCTCGTAAGGGATGTTGATGTCATGCCCAAAGCAGAAATAGTTCTTGTCGCCAGAACGAAAAGCAAACTTGATCTTATCCCAATGTTTACGGTCGGCAGTCCCATTATATTGCGGAATTACAGGTTGATTTTGCTGCGTAAGTATGCCAGTAGTTTGAGGCTTACGTGATTTAATCCAAGGCCAAATATTGAAAGCCATAAAGGTTGATTAAAGTAGAATATTGAGATGATAAGATACTGCCATGCACCAGAGCAAAAAAGGCATTCACCGAGAGGCTTTGCGATGTTTTCGGGTAGTTGGCTTAACTGGCTGAGATACCATTGGAAAGGCGGCATATGATCCATCAGGTAATCCAAGAACAATGATAGCATTGCCGACAGTATCGCAATCTGAAACAGGGCTAATAATGCAGCATCCTCTGCGCTTGCCTCCACAATTTGATTCATAGTTTGTCATGGTTGATTAAAAGAAAAGGATTGCGAGAATGACAACGATTGCAAGAATCAATAGGATTTTAAACGCTGATTTAGTGTCGTTGTCTGGCTTCGGTTCATCCTGATTCAGCATATCAACCGCCTCGTCATGGGTGAATACTTTAAGACCGTTTACTATTCTCATGTCAGTAACCTTCCGGCAGTTCGTTGTAAAAGGCATTCACAAATGCAACCGTTTCGTCTGTCGATCCGTTCGCCACATTGAATGAAATGCAATTATACATCTTTCCGTCAATTGCAACAAAATTCAATTCCTGCAAGGATGGACTCAAGAACCGGATTTCATACGGCCCACCATAGGACGAAAAGAACCCTTCGGGGATTGCTGCCGTTTCAACATTGATCTCAACGTGAGTACCACCGAGGACATCCAAGGTCTGGTAAGTCACGTGGCCTTGTCCGTTCTTGATCCTGACTTTGATCTGGTCCTCCAGGTATCCAATTGGAACGTAGATAATCAAATCCTCAAAGCAACTAATCAGAGGCTCACAGATGGAGTAACACGTTTTGCAGCAATTCATTTTGTTCAATCAATTTCGTAATCGTTTGCAATTTCATTAAAATTTGTGAAAACAAAATATCTGAACTCATCCAGACTGTGCGATAGGTTCGGGTTCTTCAGCTTCCACGGGTCAAGGCTTCCTTTTCGGTCAACTTGTGCTTGTTTTAAATCCTCAATCAGCAGGTCATTTTCTTCCGCTATCCTGACATTACACCTTTGAAGGACCATGTTGGTAATGACCCTTGACTGGATGTGTGATGGGTTAGCAGGTGCGACCTGGATTTGCATATCATTCAATTGCAGATGCGATTTAATGGCCGTGTAGGCTGAGATGTTATCAGATGTGAACGCTGACTTGTTCTGACCGGAGGCATCCCCGTTGATGATGAACTTTGCTTTCGGGAATTCAGCTTTGATTGTTTCACAAAGGATTTTCAGATCACCGATTCGATAGGTCTTAATCTTATTGATTGTTGCATAATACTTCTGGCCTTTGACGTTCTTCAGGAACTGGTACACACCGCAGGTGTTGGTCACGTTAAAGTCAAATGAAAGGTATATTTCAAACTGAGGATTAATGTTAATCCTGCCCTTTACAACGTGCTTATCGGCTTCGAATGAATAGGCAAAGGTTGAATCAATGTCTTCAACTCCCCAATCACCCAAGGCCCAAACCTTATAGCGTCTTTCGCCTTCCATTCCGTGACCTTTGATCCGCAAAAGGCGTTCGTGTAGGGCTTCCCGGTCGATTGTGTAATTATCCCAGAAGGTTGACTTGTGGAAAAGGCAATCAGGCTTATCTTTATTTTCGTCCACTTCCCGTTTCAGCCAATGATTGATGGATTCCGGGTTCCAGTCCATTATGAGCGATATGGGAACGCCTGTTTCACCTCGTAGCGTTGTGTCGATGTAATCAACATCTTCACGAGTGAATTGGTTAGCTTCGTTTAACCAGGCAATGTTAGCCCCTTCCACACCCTTACCCTTTTCGGCCTTGTCCATTCCCAGACCTCTGAACCAATTACCCGTGTGCTTGTTGATGATTTCAAAGTGATTCTTCCGGATAATGAAATCATTCTTGAAATTCTTGTAGATCAGGTTTGTTAGGAGGGTAAAGGTCGAACCCTCAATGTCTGAATACACCTTTCTGGAATGAATCACATTGAACTGGTAAGGCTGAAAGGAATGATAGATTAGCTTTCTGGCGATGTTGTGACTCTTGGCTGATTGCCTTGTCCCGTAATGGCCCTCCTTCGTGTAGAGAGTCTCTACGTAGGGCCAGTACCATTGTAGCCACCAATTACGCTCAAAATTATAGTTCATTGATAAGGTTTATATCGCATAGGCTAATTTCATCCCGCGTCAATCTTAGCACATCAGGAGTTATTCACTCGGTGGTGTTGGGCCGGAAATGGTGACGGTGAGATTGGATGGGGTTTCAATCGGTTGTGCCGCTTTGCCATAGGCCCGATCTAAAAGCAACTCAGCAGCCCTTACATCACCTTTAATAGCCTTGTTGCGTATTGCCATCAGGATGGCTTCAGCAGCCGTTTTGCCGTCCTTTTCATCACCTAAAACATTGGCCAATAATTCCCTGAGTTCGGGAATCTTATGAGGCTTTCTTTTTGGATTTCCAGATTGCCCCTTGACAAACTTTCTACCATCATGCGGAAACGCCATTGTTCGTCTGATTTTCGTCTGATTTTAAATATACCTCTCCATTGCGTTTAATGACCAGATTCGGGTCAAGTTTCAGCATTCTATCAACAATTACTTGGCAGTATTTCGGGTCGAGTTCCATACCGTAGCACTTGCGATTTAATTGGTGAGCAGCGACCATTGTTGAACCCGAACCTAAAAATAAATCTAAAATATTTTTACCAGCTTCAGTAACTTCAAAACACCATTTTATCAAAGCTATGGGTTTCTGTGTTGGGTGTACTCTTTTTTCATTTTTCTCACTTGCTTTTATCATTCCATTCCATTTGTGATGAAACAACCTTGCACTTCCACCAAACGAACACCAAGCAAGTTCACAATCTGAATTCTTATTTATTGCATCTCCTTCTCTTTTGTCCCATATTAACCAAGTTGCAGAACTTGGCAATTTATCTGCATAATGATTAGCACCCCAAGTAACAATTTTATCACAATAACCAAATAAACAATTTGGGTCAAAAGGTTTGTCATCATTTAAAATGATATCATAATCCCCTCTATTTGTTTTTCCTTTTCCGCTTGGGCTTTTATAAGATATACCATAAGGAGGGTCTGTAAATACCATATCTGCCTTATGTCCGTTCATCAACCTTGCCACCGAATCACTATCTGTTGAATCCCCACAAAGCAATCGATGCTCACCAATCTCAAACAAATCACCTAAAACAATATCGGTTTCAATGCCGCCATCAGGAACTTCAAAATCATCCTCTTTGGCTTCTGGCTCTTCTATAAAACCCGGCACATCTAAACCCCACTTTTCCAAATCATCAGCTTCCCATTCATTTGCGAGAACATCCCATTCCCACTCTCCGAATCCTACGTTATCTTTTATAATAAACTCCTTTTGCTGCTGCTCTGACCAATCAACAACTTGAATTGGTACTTCTTTCCATCCGGCTTCTTTCATTGCCTTGAGCCTCATATTACCCCCTAAAACAACAAAGTCCTGATTGACTACAATCGGACGAACATTTGCCATTTCTGGGAAGTCTTTCAGGGACTGGACAAGCTTTGCGAACTTGTCATCTTTGATCAGCCTCGGATTATTTGGATTCGATTTTACATCTGATATTTTAACAGATTGAATTGCCATAATTATAATTAAGTAGTGCCGCTTTCACGGTAAATGATTTGAATTGACTATTTCTTCTTTGTCGGCTTCTTTGCGGTCTTTGCAGACACTTTGAAGTCCTTCGCTGACGGTGCGGCCTTTGAACCAACACGGTTCATCTTCTCGCCTGATCCGGCTTCAATGCGTTTCTTCTTAGCGTTGATGTTTGCGTATAATCCTGGTTTCATTTTCTTAAGTTCGTTTAAATTTAACTGCCTTTGATTTTACTGATTTCTTGCCTTCACAACCCCAAGCTTGTCGGCTGAGATCGTTTGGACATGGTGGATTCTTGCACTTCTTTATCCCGGCTGATCTGGCACAATAGGAGTCACCTTTAGCCGTGCCGGGTGCAATGGAATAACCCTTCGCACCAAACTTGACGGTTTTGTCTCCTATTGTCTTCTTAAACTTTTTTTCAGCCATGTTACATCTTCTTTTTGCCCTTTGGCTTCTTTGCCGTACCTGCGGTGCTAAGTGCGATTGCAACGGCTTGCTTCTGCGGCTTCCCTGACTTCATCTCTGATTTGATATTGGATGAAATGGTCTTAGCTGAACTTCCTTTTTTGAGTGGCATAGTGAAATCGTTTTTGCAAATATAAAAAACCCTCAATTAAGAGGGTCTTGTTTTTTCAGTTCTGAAATCATGTTTCGAATTGCTAGTTTTAATCTGGCTTCATGAATGAGAGGCACACGGAAGGCGATTGTCGTGGTTGGCTCTCCAGACTTTCGACCGCATCCGGCTTTGCGAGGGCCGTCTTTTGGGATTCCTTTAGGCATTGATCAAATCAGTTCGTGTGATAGTATATCCTTGTTTTTTAAATTGGCGATAGTCACCGGATGAAATGCATTGACAATCGTCAGGCAAACCACCGAGGTATTTGATTGCGGCTTCTGGATTACCGAAGGCTTTGTCTCCGGCTGATTTTAGAACTTCCAATGTGTTATCAGCCCTATTAATTTTT